CCGACAGCGGCAGTCCACGCGCAGCGCTGACCGTTGAAGCATTTCCGACGCGAACTGTGCCAGCGCCGGAGACGACGTACTGAATCAGGCGCGCTTGTGTGATGGTTGTCAGGGTCGAGAGAATGACGACCTGATTAGCTCCGGCAATGTCGGGCAGATCCTGAAAGGTCATGGCCGCAGTGTACTACGAAACATAATCGCGTGGATATGTTCTGGCGCTAAACTGGGCCTGTGAACATCCGAGCCACCTCAAGCTTCAAGCCTGGCAGCCTTGCGGCGCTTGAGGAGCGGCTGGTGCCGAAGCTCATCTCAGCAGTGGGCAAAGGAGCCGACGTCGTTGCAGGTGAAGCGAAGGCAATCGTTCCAGTGGATACTGGCGAACTCGAAGCGAGCATCGGAACGACGGTCGTCTGGGAAGGGCAGCGGGTTACGGGCAGCGTGCAGGCGAGGGCTCCGCATGCCGCGTATGTTGAATTCGGGACGGGGGTCAGAGGTGCCGCTTCGCCGGGTGCCGGGCCTTTTCCGTATAGCCCTGCGTGGCCCGGGATGCCAGCTCAGCCTTATCTGCGGCCAGCAATCGACCTATCCCACGGACCTATCTTGGGTGCGTTTCGGGATGAGGGTTTTAGGTAATCTTCGGGCCCCAATCATCCACTGCTATATCAACCGAAAACGGCTGAGTTGGATCAGTCGTATACCCAACAACCCGACCCTCTACCCACTGACCCTCTGAGGTTTCGATGCGGACTTCCCGCCCTTGCAAAGGTGGCGCTGATTCTCCGCAAAAGTTAGCGTCGAACGATATGGCGGCAGCCTCTACTCCAAGATGCTCTACCGATGGGAGTTGCAGGTCAAGGTAAACCTGGGACACTCCCAAGTCGTGCCATTTGCCGTCTGCGCTTTGAATCTCAAGGCTCATGCCAAATATCTTACCCCCAAGGGCGCGTTTCGGGATGAGGGTTTCAGGTAGAATCAAATCTGCGAAGGGGCGTGGCGTGGCTGAGAGGTTGAAAGCGCCGTGCGCACGGTAGGGTAGCGGCTTAGAAACTTCTATCTTCGCGGGTTCGAATCCCGCCGCCATTAGCCCCTTAGCTTTTCACTCGGAAGTCCACAGAGCAATAGCACATCGGGTGCGCTGTGGGCTGAAGGTCGCCGCTGCTGAAGAAAGCCTCGATCGGGATCCAGCCCTCAGCCTCATTAGCGGTGCACGTCGGGCACGGGTTGCCGCTCTCCGTCACCCACGCTTTCTCTTTCATTGAAGCAGAACCGGCCAGGGCCATCCGGCCGGCATTATAAGCGGCGTTGACCTCCGTCTGCGCAATCATCTCGGCGCGCTTCGTGCTCATGCTGTCCATCTCGGATCGGATTGCGGCAACGATATCGTCAGCCGTGCCGCCCGCTTCGAACGCATCAGCAACGGCAGTGCGCAGCCGTTCCCGGGTCGTCTGTGCAATCTCGCCGGTGAGCTTCGACAGCGAGTGCTCGCGAAGATAGTCGCCGGCAAAGGTCTGCGGCAGCGTGGCGCTCGTCTCAATCTCACGGGCGAGCTGACGCGCAGCAGCGTCGACGGCGGCCGTGATTGCCGTGTTGAACGCAGAGGACTCAGAGCCGGTGATCGGGAAGCTGAGAGGAGAGAGGGTATCGGGCAGCAGCCAAGCCGCCCGCTCTTCGGCGCTCTTGCGATCCTCCCGGATGAGGTGGAGCAGCGGACGGACGCGAGCGACGATGGCTGATTTCTGGCGCTGGAAGTAGTCAGCCATTACGCGCTTGACGGCGCGGTGGCCTTTGCGAACATGACGCAGGTGGGAGCGGTGGCGAAGCGAGCGACGAAGCGGCGCTCCTTCCTCCAGAAGCGCCGCCAGTCCGCCAATGGCCTCGATCAGTGCGGCGTCATGATCCAAGCCGCAATTATACGGCGTTACTTGTGGCCGCGGCGAGGGGAAACTGAAGCGGTGGCCTTCTCCCGAGCATCCGGACCACTATCATCCGGCGCCGGTGGTCCCTGCTTCGTGTCCTGGGCGCGCTTGCGATCACTGGCATCCGGCCGGTCCGCGTTCTTGCGTTCAGTCACCTCGCGCAAGCTCTCTCCTGGATTCTGCCGTTGGTCCTCAAAGGAATCGGCTGGCTTATGGGTCTGAATGTTGTCGCCGCCACGATCAGTGCGGAAGCTTTCGCCGCCACGAATCTCGAAGGTGTCGTTGCCTCCAATCACCAGCGGTGTCACGGGTTGCTGTTCGCGCGTGAGTTGAGAGACGCCATCGAGGCCGAGATGGTTGATAGTGTAAGTGCCTGGTTCGACGCTGTGCGGTTCTCCGTCAATCAGGATCTGAACTGTGTGGGGGTGGGAGGCGTTTCCGGGAGTCATACGTAGGACGTTGCACGCTGCACGCCAAAACTCAAAATATGGCGATTAGTTCGTGTGGTTCCCAGCAGCGGATACCCCGGATCAATCGCGGCCGCCATTCACACCCGCACTTCGGACACGTCCACGTTTGGATTGTCGAAAGGTCTGCCTTGCGCATGGGCTTATTGCAGCAGTCGTCGGGGTGGATGATATCAATCATCATTCCAGCACTGGCAGCGGGGGTCGATACTACCACAGTTCGTGCAGAAGTGGCTGAAGATTTGCTTTCGTTCTTCATCGGTCAGCATCTTCAGCCGTGCAACGAACAGGCGAACGTTATCTGTGACTGGCGCTTCTTCATCCGACATAAGCTTTTGTTGCGACATGGAGTCTGGCCAACGCCTCATCGACAGTTTTCGGCTGTGGCTTTCCGGAAACCTGACCCGGTTGCGGTTTCGTGGCTGCGGCCATCGTCTGCGCGCGCTCCATCGCTGCCTCTTTCTGGTTCTCGCGGTTAGCGTCGTACTCGCCCTCAGGATACATCGCCTCCGTGATCTCGTCGCCCTTATCGATGCCGAGCTGCTCGTAGAGTTTCGCGACACCAGCCCGCTCATCGATGCCGACAACTTCGCCCTGAGTGTTGCCGAGGGTCATGGCCGCGACGGTCGCACTCACCAGCGCTGGAACGTCGCCTTCTCGTATGCTGGGGAACGTGCACTTCACCTCGATCTCATCGCCTTCGGGTTGAGCTTCGATGTATCGCCACTCGCCCGAGCGCATCCGTTTACGCTGAGCCTCACGGATCACAGTCTTACGTTCGCCGCGGGCCTCGCGAAGCTTCCCGGATGCCGCGCCGGCCGAAACGGAGAGCACCCAATTAGCGATGAGCACCAGATCTTCGCGCCAGGCCTCTTGCTTCTCGAGGAAACAAAGCTCGGTGGGACGGTCCAGCGTGGTAGCCGTGGCGAGATTGCCGGTCGACACATCCGCAAGGAACGTCTCGGGGACGCCGACGACCATGCAGCACATCAGCATGTAGCGCCGGACCTCTTCCGGATTGCCGCCGGCGCCGCCGGTCTTGAACGCTTCGAGCTTCGTGCCCGGTCCGCTGGCAAAGATGGAGCCATTCACCGCGGTCGGGTTCTGATCCCACAGAGCAGAGCTTGGGCCCACGGTCGTCGACAGCTGCTGTTTTGCGCCCTCGATGGCAGACTGTCCGCCCTTCGTGGTGAGCGTCATGGCGAACTGAGCGAGCGCCTGCTTCACTGTTGCGCACGCCTCAAGGAATCGCTTGCTCGCCTTGGCCCAGTCGAGTGCGGGATAGATGATCGGGCAACCAAAGTGCCACTTTGCAATTCCTCCGCACTTCCGATGGTGGATTGGAATATCCCAGTTAACAGGAAGGTCGCCGATCGTCCGTGGCTTATTGGCAGGCTCATAGCCCAGAGCCGGGTACCACCCCTCGACGGTCTTGGTGCTCGTCGTCCCGTTGTCGGGATTGAAGTTTCGCTGTGTCCAACAGCGCTTATAGAACCACGGCGTATCGACATCGTCGGGATCCGTGACGATATCCTGGATCTCCGTGGCGTCGATCGTCCGGACTTTAACGGTGCCGGCTGACACCGTGTCAGAGAAGAACGCGAAGAACAGATTGCCGTCGTAGTACTTGCGGCGCTCGAGGTCCACCAGGGCTATCTGGCCGAGCGTTTTCTTGTTCGCCTCGAAGAACTCCTGCAGCACTTCGTTTGCAGTATCGTCGGAGCTTGAAACCTCATAGCCGCGGGCGAAGACGTAGAGCGCCGCAATGTCGATCAGGCGCCGAATGATGGGGTTCTTGATGTAGTAAAGCCGGCTGATGAGGATGAGCTGCTGAATGCCCCAGCGCGAGAACTCCAGCCATGACAGATTGACCTCGCGCCTCCATTCGACGTTCTGCAACGC